TTTCAAATACTTCTTTTGAAAGATGAACTTTCACCTAATTTGTGGGACAAAGTTCCAAAAGAACATAGTTTCTAAAACTTAGGCAGGTTCGCTGGCTTTCGAGGCTCAACCTACAAATACATAAGTCACAAAACGTTGTCATCACATTTTTCGTGAAGCTCGGCGATTTGGCTAACTTCTTAAGTCAGTCGGAACCTTCAAGTTATACCTGAGGGTTAGGGTTCCGGAAACAATTTCGGCGAAGGTCAAAAACAACCGTTTCCGTCTCACCCGCCAAAAGCAAAAAACGTTAAGGTATCTTTTTTAAGTTCTTTCACGCTTTTATTACTTCATGCTATGATTTAAGCGTGAAACGTCGTTATTTTCGAAACAGGTCTTTTAGCCCTTCAGATTTCAACATCTTGAAGAGTTACGTAGATTTTTTAGGCGCAGACTCACCACGCACCCACTACCTCCTCTATCTGATATTCGAAAAAGGATGGACCCTGAGAGCCATCTCGGAAGTTTCTAAAATAAACACCCAGAAGCTCCATCGAATCTTTAAGCAGTTTAAAGAAAAAGAAAATGTAGATTTCGAATCAAGTATGGAATACCCAGAGCACATAGAATTACCAAGCTGGGTAACAGACAGCAACAGCAAATACATCCCCATCCGCCCACGCTCTCCCGGCATAGATTCGTCGACGTCCAGAAGGTTAAGACAGCTATCCCTAGATGCACGCCATTATAGAAGTGGCATGGCAGACGACTCGATTGCTGCTCTAGCAAATTCAGAATTAGACGTTTTAGTGGCAAAACTATTCAATTCATACGTTAAAATAGCTGAGATAGCAAGAGCGTGCGGCGTGACGCCAAGAGCTATAAGAAAACGACTGGAGAAATATGAAAATAGTAGCTGACATTTTTCCGGCACATCTATCGATTGCCCCACGCGGGGCCTTAGAGGAGTTGAATGACCTCACCGCATACACGCCAACAAAAAAGGACAACGTCTTTTATGTCGAAAAAACTAGAGTTGTTTTGTTCGAGACAAAAGAAGGTCAGTCTTTAGTAGTTGCCCAGGATTCACCAAACGGGCCTCTAATAGTTTTTAGAGAAAAGACTGATTTCTATCTCCAAGACGGAGACACCTACAGAGTTAAGACCGCATCTGGTAAATTTGTAGCATTCAAGAAAGATAGAAACTGCGGATGCGGTTCTCGTTTAAGGTCATGGAACCCATATAAAACTCTGTCATCAATTTACGACTAGAGGAAAAATTTTGGAAGAAATTTTCGCTTTTATTATAATATCGTTGGCGACGTTCAGAATCACTAGATTGATTTTGCTAGACGCCCTTTTGGAAGACTTTCGAGACTGGGTTTGGAAGAAGAAACCGCTCGGAACAAAGTTCGGCTATTTGTTTACGTGCCACTGGTGCATGAGCGTTTGGGTAGCCTCGCTCCTTGTAGTTTGTTATACAATTATACCTATGGCAACTGTGGTAGTTTCCAGCATTTTTGCGGTCTCTGCAGTTTCCGGTCTTATAGCATCTAGACTAGACAGCTAAAAGCGGCAGAGGAGCAGTTCCTTTTGGGAATTTTCACTAGAGACAATAATCCCCCTCAGAGACGTCCAGTCTCTAACATTCGCGCATCTGCACCGACGTCCGCCCCGTTTCCTAAAGTTTCAGGCAATGCATTCTCGAATCTACCACTCAACGTTGCTAAGCCTGCACCCTATGATGCACCAAGACCGCTAACAGCCGCGGCAGTGCAGATTAAGGTCGGAGATAGGGGCGAGGCCGAGCAATTTAAGATGCGTAGGAACTCAGGCTCCTCCGCTTGGCAGACCGAGGCTTGGGAATACTACGACGCTATCGGCGAGATTAAATACGCCTTCAACTTAGTTGCCGCCATAGTTTCTCGTGTCCGTCTTTACCCTGCAGTAGTGGCCAATCCTTCGGAAGCCCCCTCTCCAATCAAGAACGTCGAAAACTATGACCAACGTTTGATTGACGCTGCAGAGCGTGCTCTTGCTCGCCTTGACTCCGCATACGGAGGTCAGGCAGGCCTACTTCGTGACGCAGCCCTAAACCTTCAGGTTGCCGGAGAGTGCTACTTAGTTCAGCTTCCAGAGCGAGTTGCATCTAAATCCCCCGAGTCTTGGGACGTCCGTTCAATTGACGAGATTGCTGCAGACTCAAAGGGGAGCTACATGGTTGTTCCCCGCCGCGAGCTAAAAGCGGGAACGGCGTCTGGTAACAAGGGCGGAGCTTTCCAACTACCAAGCAATTCTTTTGTTGGAAGAATCTGGAAGTCTCACCCTCGCTACACGGACGAAGCGGATAGCTCACTAAGAGGAATTCTCGATCTCTGTGCTGAACTGCTCCTACTAAACCGTACCTTCCGTGCAACTGCACGTTCACGCCTCAACGCTGGCGCCCTTTACTTGCCAGACGGGCTTTCCGTTGCAGCTTCTCCAGACCCCGACTATCCATACGATGAAGACGGCGACTACAACGAGCTTTACAACACCGAAGAAGCAGCAGACGACTTCGAGGACCAGCTCATCGATGCGATGACCACTCCTATCAAGGACGAGGACTCCGCTTCAGCCGTTGTTCCACTTATCATCCGAGGACCCGCTGAGCTTGGCGATAAGATTAAGCAGTTCAAGTTTGAGCGTTCTTTCGACCCAGCTCTGGCATCTCGCTCTGACCGCGTCTTAGAGCGTATCCTTCAGGGTCTCGACGTCCCTAAGGACATCGTCACTGGCCTAGCCAACGTTAAGTATTCAAACGCTTTGCAGATTGATGAGAGTCTTTACAAGGCGCACATCGAGCCACTAATGCTTCTTATCGCAGACGCCCTTACGGTTATGTATCTACGTCCTTACCTAGAAGCAAACGGATTCAGTAAGACAGAGGTAGACCGAATTGTTGTTTGGTTTGACCCTACTGCTGTAGCCACTCGCAACGACCGTGCTCAGGACGCCGATTCAGGATTCGAAAAGATGGCAATCTCATTCGAGACTTGGAGAAGAACTCACGGGTTCTCCGAGGCAGAGGCCCCGTCTCCAACAGAAGTTGCATTACGTCTGCTGCTTGAAAAGGGAGCAATTACTCCAGAGCTGACCGAAGGCATGCTTGGAATTGTTGCACCAGACGTTATGACTAAGGTTCGACAGGCATCTCAAGAAGCGTCTCAAGCCCCAATTCCTCAAGAGGTTGACCAACTGCTTAGGGGCGACGCTCCTTCTGGAGAAGTTCCTGCAGAACAACAGGCATCTCCCACCACTACCGAAACAGAACAAGAACAAGAAGCGTCGCCAGAAGAGACGGCTCCAGCCGGACTCTTAGCCGAGCCCGAAGGAGAATAATGCACAACGCTAACATGAACACAGACATGCCTTATGCCAAAGAAGATTTGGCCACTAAGCTATCCGAGCTACTTGGCTCAGTAGTCCAGTTTAAGTTTTTGTCTCAGGGCTACCACTGGAACGTTAAGGGTCCAGAGTTTTACCAGTTCCACGAATTTTTCGGCGAGATTTACGAAGACGCTGAAGAATCAGTTGACCCCTTAGCAGAAAACATTAGAAAGCTTGGATATTCCGCCCCCTTCGCTCTAGAAGACTTCCTCGCGATGTCTTGTCTAGACGTTCGTCCAGTCACTGAAGACCCTATCGACATGTCACGCTCTCTCTACGATGCGAACAAGCGACTACTAGAGAAGTACATGTATGCCTTTAAGACTGCAGAGGGTTGTAACCAGCAGGGGGTTGCAGACTTCATTGCTGGAAGAATTGACATGCACCAGAAGTGGCACTGGATGCTGGAAACCACTGTCGGGGAAGATTCTACTCAGGTTAAAGTTATTGAAGTTGGTGGATAACTAAATGTATTACCCGGAAGAGCAAGTTCTAGAGAAGCTCAATTCCTTAATTGACTCCAAAATCGAGGTTGTAGAGTCTTCCAGCTCGAATGCTGTCCCTATTTTAGAGAGACTAGAGGCTATGCTTGCCTCTGGCAATCAGGACGTTTTACCTGCTAGGCAGGTTCTTAAGGGTGAGTTTTTAGGTGTAGCTAAGAAGTCTATTTCTAAGTATATAAATCTCATGGA